GTGGTGGCTCAGCAACTGTCCACTTCCCAATCTGGCACCAAGAGATCGAAGACATCATTGTCCTGAAGAATAACAAGGGCACAGAAGATAATAGGGTACGCAAACTTGACTACTCCATCCAACTTTCAAAGATTTTCTATGAGCGTTTCATCCAGGATGGAGAAATTAGCTTGTTCTCACCGCATGACGTACCAGGTCTATATGACGCTTTTGGTACTGATAGGTTCGATGACCTATATGTGGCTGCTGAACGAGATGACTCTGTTCCAAGAAAGACTATCGGAGCTCAGAAACTCATTCTGGACCTCCTGAAGGAGAGAGCAGAGACTGGTCGTATCTATATCATGAATATCGACCACTGTAATACTCACTCCTCCTTCAAGGACAAGGTGAATATGAGTAACCTGTGCCAAGAGATTACACTTCCAACTTATCCACTGAATCATATCGATGACCTGAGTGGTGAGATTGCTCTCTGTATTCTGTCAGCTGTCAACGTCGGTAAGATCAAGACAGATGAAGAATTGGAAGACCTCTGTGACCTCTCTGTGAGGTCCCTGGACGAGTTGATCGACTATCAGGACTACCCAATTAAGGCAGCGGAGATTGCGACCAAGGCAAGACGTTCTCTTGGGATCGGATTCATTGGTCTCGCCCACTATCTGGCTAAACTGGGTTACAAGTATGGTGATCAAGAGGCATGGGACGCTGTTCATGGACTTTCTGAGTCTTTCCAGTTCTATCTCTTGAAGTCATCAAACAACCTGGCTAAGGAAAAAGGACATTGTGAATACTTTGGTCGTACCAAGTATGCAGATGGCATTCTCCCCATTGATACATATAAGGAGGATGTGAATGAGATTACCTCTCAGGAGTTAGTACATGATTGGGAGTCTCTTAGATCATCTATCAGTGAATACGGTCTCAGGCACTCAACATTGTCCGCACAAATGCCATCGGAAAGCAGTTCCGTTGTGTCAAATGCTACCAACGGAATCGAGCCACCCCGTGACTTCTTGTCCGTTAAGAAATCCAAGAAAGGCCCTCTTAAACAGATTGTTCCCTCCTATCAAAGTCTGAAGAATAACTACACACTTCTGTGGGAAATGCCTGACAATAAGGGGTACATAAATGTAGTGTCTGTGATGCAGAAATTCTTCGATCAAGCCATATCTGGCAACTGGTCGTACAATCCTGAACATTATCCAGACAATGAGGTTCCCGTTTCGGAAATGGCAAATGATCTCTTGACTACATATAAGTATGGATGGAAGACTTCTTACTATCAAAATACAAACGACCTCAAATCTGATGAGGTTGAAGACGAAGATCAGAAGTCAAAGTTAGATTCGTTGTTACAAGAATTAGAACAAACCGAGGAGGGAGAGTGTGAATCCTGTGCAGTTTAAGGTATCGTCAGTGAATAATGTGAAAACTAATGTGGAGGGAATGACTGTTTTCAATACGGAACAGGTCAATACCAAGAAACAACCAATGTTCTTTGGTAAACCCTTAGGTGTTCAGAGATACGATTCTTATAAGTATCCTATCTTTGACAAACTTACAACCCAACAATTGGGGTATTTTTGGAGACCAGAAGAGGTTTCACTACAAAAAGATCGTGGAGATTATCAGTCGCTTCGTCCAGAACAAAAGCATATCTATACTAGTAACCTCAAGTACCAGATTATGCTTGACTCCATACAAGGGCGTGGTCCTGGGATGGCTTTTATACCTTATTGCAGTCTACCCGAACTAGAGGCATGTATGGAGGTCTGGGGATTCATGGAGATGATTCACTCCAGATCTTACACTTATATCATCAAGAACGTTTACTCAGATCCATCTGAAGTATTCGACAAGATTGTAACTGATGAACGTATCCTGGAACGTGCTTCCAGTGTTACTGGTGCATATGATGACTTCATTAGAAGTGCTCAATCATGGGGCAGTGGTTCCATGTGGACAGAGGACTTCAGAGATTCACCTTCATCCCAGTGGGAAATCAAAGATGTCAAACGGAAACTGTATAGAGCAGTCGCCAACGTTAACATTCTTGAGGGTATTAGGTTCTACGTTAGTTTTGCTTGTTCTTTCGCCTTTGGTGAACTTAAACTCATGGAAGGATCAGCCAAGATCATCTCCCTGATTGCAAGAGACGAGAACCAACATCTTGCTATTACTCAGAACATTCTGAACAAGTGGAAGAATGGGGATGATCCTGAGATGAAACAGATCATGAAGGAAGAGGAAGAGTGGACTTATGCTATGTTTGACAGAGCTGTCAACGAAGAGAAGAGATGGGCTGACTATCTGTTTAAAGATGGGTCAATGATTGGTCTGAATGATAAACTTCTCCAACAATATGTTGAGTGGATTGCAAACCGTAGATTGAAAGGCATTGGTCTTAAACCAGTCTATGATATTGCAGCTAAGAATAATCCTCTTCCATGGACACAACACTGGATCTCCTCTAAGGGTCTCCAGGTAGCCCCACAAGAAACAGAGGTAGAAAGTTATGTCGTCGGCGGAATCAAACAAGATGTCAAAAAAGACACCTTCTCAGGATTCAAACTTTAATATAATCTGGATGTTGATGGATAATATTGAACCACTGACACCAGTCACAGCCAAAAAGATTGATGACTGGTGGTTCAATCAGGAGGTTCTAAATACATCAAAGTGATTTAATTATGTGGAAGAGAATCAAGAGTACCCTGAGTACCCCAATCCCTGGAGATATAACGGCAGCGTGTTTAGTGGGGACCTTATTGGGGACTTTTACGGTTTTGTGTATAACATTACCAATATCCAGAACGAACGACAATACATTGGGCGAAAGTATTTTTGGCAAAAACGAAAGCCTAGATCTAACGATAAAACTGTCAAGCGGAGAAGAGTTACGTCTGAAAGCAACTGGCGCGACTACTATGGATCTTGTCCAGAGCTTAAACAGGATGTTGAAAAATACGGAAAAGAATCCTTTAGAAGGACTATACTGAGTTTACATAAGACTCCTGGTAAAGTGAACTATGAGGAGACTCGCCAACTCTTCCTTCATGGGGTTCTGACGGAAAGCTTGACAGATGGTACTCCCGCGTTTTACAATTCTAACGTCCTAGGTAGGTACTACAGGAAAGATTATTTTGACTACAATGATTAAGAAATTATTATCCCTTGCTCTTGTGCTCCCAATATCATCAGCATGTGTTGGTGCTCCTATGAAAACGGAGTATGAAATTGAGGAAAATAAAATTACTCCCATTGAAGTAGCAGAATCATCTTGGAAGTGTCCTGATTGTTCCCCAGAAGAGAAATATGTCCTTGAACAACTCCAAGAACACACCAAGATTACTGATCGTAATGCTCTTGCTACGATCATGGGAAACATTAAACAAGAGAGTCTTTTTATTCCCAACATATGCGAGGGAGGCGACAGAGTTTCTTACAGGAATTGCCATAGCGGTGGTTATGGTCTTATTCAGTGGACCTCAATAAACCGTTACTTGGGATTGGGTGACTTCTGTGAGAAGTTTAACTGTGACCCCAGTAGTTTAGAGGGTCAAACTCGTTGGATGATTAATGAACCCATCTTCCAACGACACCTTCCTGAGTTTGAGGGCGGTGGTAAAACTGTCTCCCAATACATGGTTCCCGCCTACTATTGGTTAGGATGGGGTATCAAGGGAAACCGAGAGGTCTACTCTTATAATTACACAAAACGATTAGTTTACGCATGACTTATCCAGCACCAGTTCTTTCTCCTTATGATGAATGGTTTAGTGAACCTATTTTGACAGAAACACAAATGGAGTATAAGAAGATGCAAGAAGAAGGAGATGATATTATTATCAACATGGACGGTGGTGTTGGTGGTTCTTGGAGTGTGAGTAAAGAATCAGAGAACATTCACCAGTTGATGTATGAGATGGCCACGAAGAACTATTCTACAACTCTTCAACTAGACCCACTTCCACCCCTTGGTGGTGGTTCCGAGACATTTCAAGAGGGTTGGCAGTCAGGGGCAGGTCTGTTATAGTTAAGGGGTGGTTGAGACACCACTGCGGTGACCCCCTTGGTGGTTCAGGGTCAGCGGCGATAGGAATCACCACATGACTCGCTAGCTCAGTTGGATAGAGCAACTGCCTTCTAAGCAGTCGGTCGAAGGTTCGAGTCCTTCGCGAGTCGCTTCGCCTCCGTAGCTCAGTGGTAGAGCAGGGCTTTTGTAAAGCTCAGGTCGCAGGTTCAAATCCTGTCAGAGGCTTCGGGGTTTCCCCGAAACAATCCCTTCCGTGTGAAGAGGTCGGGAGTTCAACTCCCACCACTTGCGGGTGTAGTTCAGTGGTAGAACGTCAGCCTTCCAAGCTGAATGTCAGGGGTTCAAGTCCCCTTACCCGCTTGGGTCAAAAGACCCTATATACTATTCATCTATTCAGTTTCAAGGTTCAATGAAAATCTTTTTAGATACTGCTGATACCGATATTATCCGCAGGCACTATA